ATAAATTCTTCGACCGTAGAATCAGTGAGATGTTTACTATCGGCGGTGTTGATATTAATATTCACAAGTACCTTGGTCCGATTGAACAAGGTACAAGCATTACTACCTCAGCAGCGCAGGGTTCACCCGGTACTCAATTAGTATTTGCTAATACATCAGCTGTAACCCGTGGTATGTTTGTTGCTGGTACTAATATTCCAGCTGGTACTACTGTTATTGCAAAAACAAGTACGACCATTACCTTATCAGCAAGCACCACAGCTATTGTCGGATCGGGTGCTACAATTGCTGTTTATGCTGATGCCACACAGCCAAGTTATGCTAATGAAAGTGTAAAAAATATACAAGACCTATTATTCCTGGAGAATAGAGATCGCAAGTACGATACTAGTGTATACACTATGCGCAGTGTCTATCGTATGAACGACAATGATTTTGACCTAAGTCAGTTTGGTCTGTTCTTAACTGGTGACACTATGTTTATGGTGTTCCACTTAAACGACATGGTGGAAACATTGGGTCGTAAGATTATGGTAGGCGATGTAATGGAACTACCGCATCTTAAAGACTTTTATCCATTGGATGATGATTTACCTAGTGCGCTAAAACGTTATTACGTTGTACAAGATGCTACTCGTGCCGCAGAAGGTTTCAGTCAGACATGGTATCCACACCTATGGCGTGTCAAAGTTGCACCACTAGTTGATAGTCAAGAATACAAAGACATTACGCAGAACATTAGTAGTGGCGATGCTAACAATACCCCAATTGGTGATTTATTAAGCACTTACGACAAGTACACTGCGGTTAACGATGCTATTATTGCTCGAGCAGAAGCCGAAGTGCCACTAAGTGGATATGATACTAGTACCATTTATACACTACCAGTTGATACTAATAATTTACCAAATGTGGCTATTACATCTACTGCTAAAGTCGAAGGATATTTAACAAGTACAGGCTTACCGCCAAACGGTTTGCCAGTTAGTGCAGGAATTGCGTTTCCGTCAACACCAGCAGTTGGCGATTATTACCTACGCTTAGATTATGTACCTAATAGACTATTCCGTTATGATTCAAAACGTTGGATTAAAATTGAGGATTCTGTGCGCACTAACTTAACACAGGGATTAGATAATACAACTCAACGCAGTGGCTTTGTTAACAACATAAATGCTACATATAGTGGCGGACTTGGTTGGGACGCAATTCGTGTTGCTACCTCTTACACTCCGGCGGCTAACGCAACAACAATATCATTTAATATGACATCTAAAACAGTTGTTACAAAAATTGCGTATGTTAGCACACACGGCGTAAAAACTACGTTAAATGGTACACATATTACCAATACTGTAGCAAATACTGCTGGAAATGTGTCATTTACCCTTACAAATACACTAACAACTAACGATATGCTAGAATATACGGTTTACAGTAAAGTAACACCAGAACGTCAGGCATTGTCTGACATACTTTCACCTTTGGCGGATAACTAATATGGCGGCGCAATATTTTTATGATGGACAGATTGAACGCTTCGTGGTGCAATTCATTAGAATAATGAGTGGGTACGAAGTTGAGTTTGGACAAGATCGCACCGGTAGCAAAACTCTACAGCGTGTGCCAATTTATTATGCAGATGGTAGTAAACAGGTTGCTGCAATTTTAGCAAACAATAGTGAGAATGCTATGCAGACTGTACCAGCGATGGCTGTGTATATTAGTGGGTTAACCTACGATAGAGACCGCGTGCAAAGCCCGACGTATGTTAATAATATGAGTATACGTCAACGTAAATATGATGCCGATACAGACACCTACGAGCAAACACAAGGCAATGCGTTTACTATTGAACGTATAATGCCTGTACCATATACATTAGAATTAAAGTTAGATATCTGGACAAGTAATACTAAACAAAAATTACAGTTAGTTGAACAGATATTACCATTGTTTAATCCCGGCTTAGAAATACAAAGTACAGACAATTATATCGACTGGACAAGTTTAAGTGTCATTTATTTAGATAGCCCTAATTGGTCAAGTCGTTCAGTGCCCGTCGGTACTGAAAATCCAGTCGATGTTGCTACCCTTACATTTAAATTACCAATTTGGATTAGTCCGCCTGCTAAAGTTAAAAAGCTCGGTGTTATCCAAAAAATTATTGCCAGCATACATGATGCTCAAGGCGATTTAAATTCTGCCGCATACACCGAAGATAATCTAATGGGTACTCGTATGTATTATACTCCTTTGGACTATGGTGTGTTACTATTAAGAAGCGGCGGCAACTCATACACATTAACATTGTTAAAAATAAGCGAAATCGAAGATCCTCGTGAGCCTACATTAAGTACACCAACTAAAATTGGTACACGCGATAACTGGCACAATTTAATTAATGTATACGGTGAATTAGTCGATGGTATCAGTCAAATTAGATTGTTAGCAGACGACGGTGAATCAGAGATTGTAGGCACTGTTACATATCATCCAACAGATGATAGTTTGTTACTTTTCAATGCAGACATCGATACCTATCCAGCCAACACATTAGATGCAATCGATGCTATTATTGACCCACGTAAAAATACTGCGGTTGTACTAGCCAATAGCGCAGTTACTGGTACCCGTTATTTAATATTAAATTCAATTGGTAGCAGCACTAACGGTGCGCTCGACGGACCAAGTGCTTGGCGTGGTACTGACAATGCAGATTTAATAGCAGGTGCTAACGATATTATCGAATACAATGGCACACACTGGACTGTAGTATTTGACAGTGAAGCCGAAACTGTGTTACAATACGTAAGTAATCTAAATACCGGGACGCAATACAAATGGAATCTCAATCAGTGGGTGAAAAGCTTCGAGGGCGAGTACAAAAACGGCCTGTGGACACTAGTGCTATAGAAGGTGTAGGCACATTCATCTATTGTGTCGCAACACATCGATATCTTTTTCTATTACGTAATTCAAGCAAGTATTCTGGTACATGGGGATTGGCCGGCGGCAAGATCGATGATGGTGAACAGTTACTTGAATCCCTGTATCGCGAACTTGCAGAAGAATTGGGTGTAGATTTTTCCTCTGCTAGAGTAATACCTATCGAAAAGTTTACCAGTGACAAAAACAATTTTTCATATCATACGTTTTTATTACCAGTCAACGAAGAATTTGTTCCTGATTTAAATCACGAGCATAGAGGTTATTGCTGGGTTGAATTAGGTGATTACCCCAAACCCCTACATCCTGGAGTTTGGCGTACTGTTAATTTCAAAGAAGTTATTGCTAAGATTAAAACACTAGAATCTATATTATAAATTTGCTTCTATTACAAATTGTCTAAATGATATTTGACGGAAGTTATCACATTTATACCATGCTAATGGCATAGTTGTTCTTCCTGTATTAGTTACCCAAACAAAATCAACGTCATTATAAGCTGTAGCTAACTTTGCTCTGTCTATAATCCACTGTTGGTCTGAAATAATACTATTAACTGCGTTATATCCGACAGTACCGGCATATACATTATAATTGTATCCTATAGTATCTTGATTATCAAATCCTATTAGAAATATTTTTTTATGTCCGTCAAATGCTGCAATATAAGCCGCTGTCGTGCCGGCATCAGTGTACGGATCATGCGGAATTGAATAAAATTTGCCAGGGTAATTAATTAACTGAATAGAGCTTGTATATACAACATTATTTTTAGTGTATTTACTTTTACTCTTTGCTATTTCAGCAACAATATTATTATTACGAACTATTAAAAAATCCGGAGTATAGTCTCTATATAACGCATTACATCCGTATGTTTGTAGTTTATCTGCGCCTAACAATCCCCCGCGATGAGAGAAAATTGCCGACATATTAAACTCTAATCGGCTTGTACCATTTCCGATTATAACTGCTTGATTAGATGTTTGGTTGTTAAATACAACATTTGATATATATTCGACTGTGTCGTTCCATATTCCATTATTATATTTACGTTCAATTACAATCTCTTCACCGACATAATTATCTCGGTATTGTTTAATTATTGCTGGTAACATTTTTATATTGTAATATAAGTTGTGCTTGTTTTCACTGAATTATTTGCTACTACTCCAGCATAACTTAATTCAACATTTGCTCCATTTACGTCTACTGTTACAGAACCTAAACTTGCTGACCCGGTATATAATACTGCATATTGTGTTTTATAAGCAGTCGTACCATTATGTATTACTAATACTTCAGTAGTTTCAAATTCAGACGAATCTAAATTTGTTGTAGTTATATTGTATTTTGCGCTACGATATATTGTTTTATCAAATGTATCAATTACTACAGGGCTTGTTCCTACAAAAACAAATGGTGAATTAAAAGCATGTTTTGTATTATTTTCATAAGTTATAATACCTTCTTGATCTAGTATTATACGATTTATGGGTACTGCCCCAGGTCCTGAGAGAAACGTTATTCCTGTATCATCGGCAACTAGTCGATTTATTCCGTTGGCGCTTGAAATATAATCTACTGTTGTTGTAGCAGTTAAACATCGAGCATCGATTATAGAACCTGTAGTTGGCGGTGTAACAAATGTTAATGTTGTGCTAGTGACATTATAGTCTGTTACAGGTAATTTTATTAATCCATTGACAGAAACTAAAGTTGATGATGTAGTTGATGCTGATGGTAAAGTAAATGTATTATTCGTTCCATTAACATTTCCATAGCCGCCGAATACATTGCCAACAAACTGCCTATCAGCAACTATAGTAAACGTAGGGCCGGCCTGCTGCCATATAGTTCCATCATAGAATTCAATAATATTGCCTGTACTGTTATATCGAAACATACCGGCTACGTCTACATTGCCACTAGCACCTGGACGTTCTGCCGAACTACCAATTGGTAGTATTATTGAACTCGTGCCATTAATTTTTAATGTTGCGCCAGCAATCGGAGTTGCGTTACTGCCACCAATAATTACACTGTTACTACTACTATCTGCTACAATTAAACTGGTTGCGTTTGTACCTTTAACTGTAAAGTTTTCTGCACTTTGCGTACTGTTAATTGTTACTCCGGTACCTACATATACATTTTTAGCAACACCTACACCGCCATTAACTACTAGTGCTCCGGTTGTATTCGATGTTGATCCTGTATTTGATTGTATTGTTAATGTACCTGTTGTAGCGCCTACGTTAATTGACGTAGCCGCACCAAAAGCGTTAACTGTTGTAGTAGTTATATTCCATAAGTTCGCTGTTAATTGCGAGCCAACCACAGTTGGATTGTTGATTGTTAATGTGCCTGTAGTGGCGCCAAATTCTAAATCAGTTGCGGCTTTAAAAGCATCTACTGTTGTAGCATTTGAATTTAATAGATTAAATATTGCCGCAGTTGTAGTTATATTACCACTGTTAACTGCTAAGTCACCTGTTAAGGTAATGTTCGCCGATGTTAAGTCTAAGCTGTATGTAACTTCTTTAGTAACACTATTGTATTGTAATGTGCCGACGTTGCCTGTGGCATTTCTAATTGGGTTTACATAGAAACTGTCTGTTTGTGCTGCTACACCATTTGTTTCAATTCCAGTAGCACTAATGATAATAGTATTGGCTGCCTGAGATGTTTTGCCTGCATTTGTACCAATGGCTATTGAATTAATGCCTTGATCTGATGCGCCAGAATTTAAACCAATTGCAATTGCTGTATTACCTTGTGTTGTACCGCCAGCAAGACGACCAATAGCCACAGCACCAACACCTTGATCTGTTTGCCCTGCTTGGTAGCCTACTGCTACTGCTCCTATGTTTTGATTACCATTACCTGCAAGTGAGCCAACTGCTACAGCATAGTCTTTTTGCCCGTTGTTCGCAGCAGCTCGTCCGATAGCTACCGTATCATTAGAGCTAGCAGTGCCTGCAAGTTCACCAAATGTTACACCATTACCTGTAGTGTCTTTAATTACTGCGCCATTAGGTAACGTTATAGTACTACCAACTGTTAAACTACCTAAAATATTTGTAGTTGCATTACGAATATTTGCTATACCAGTAGTTGCGCCAACAATCAAAGTCGTAGCTGCGCCAGCAAAGTTAAGTGTAGTAGCAGCGGTATTATATAAGTTCTGCGTTGATTGCGAACCAACAACAGTCGGATTACTAATAGTTAATGTGCCTGTTGTGGCTCCAAAAGCAATATTAGTTGCAGCGCCAAATGCGTTTACTGTAGTTGCTACTGTATTATAAACATTCTGCGTTGTTTCTGTACCAACGACAGTTGGATTCTTAATAGTAATAGTGCCTGAACTTCCACCAATATTAAGGGTAGATGCCGCAGCAAACGCATTAACGGTAGTAGCGTTTGTGTTTAATAAGTTAAATGCAGAGTTAGTTGTAGTTATGTCGCCACCATTAACTGCTAAGTTGCCAGTTAATGTTAAATCAGCAGCTGAAATCACACCGCCTGTACTTAAATTATTTGCATAAACATTTCCAAGTATGCCCACGCCACCGATAACAGTTAATGCGCCAGTGGTAGTATTAGTTGATGATGTGCCCGGAGCACGATATACTGCTGTAACATTACTAGCAGTATTACCGCCAACAATTACACTTACTGTTCTGCTTACAGTACTTGTACCAATTACTAAATTACCACCACTAGCATCGTCACCTTGAACATATAAGTAGCCATCGTTGCCACTTAGCGACGTTGTTAAACTATTATCTTGTGTGCCATCCCAATTTGGAGATGTAATACCCATATTGATATAGTGATTAGTATCATCACCATTGCCTGCTGTGGCTACCCAGTCTGTACTTGCATCTGTGGCTGTACTTAAATTCTCAAAATTGTTTTGGATATACCCATTGTAATTACCTGATGTTTGTAATACTGTTTGTGGTAATTGTGTATATCCTGTTACACCTGCATATAGTGCTCCAAACCCGTTGACGTCACCGTAGAATTGACCAGCATTGCCACTGATTACAAAACTACTGCCAACAATGTTGATGTTACCACCAACCCATAAGTTACCTGATACACTTGCACCGCCGTCTACACGGAATGCACCTGTACCAATCGCAGTTGCAGTAGTTGTATTAGTAACCTGTGTAACTCCGCTCGATAGCAAAGTAGTAAACGAACCAGTACTTGGTGTTATATTACCAATTGGCGTGTTGTTAATTGCAGCCGCAGTAGTTAAACCTAAGCTGGTATTGCCTTGCACGTTAGCAGTAGTAAATGTTGCTGCTGCCGGTATAACGTTACCGATAACAGTACGGTTAATATCTTGTGCTTGTAAAGTTAGACCTACGTCTAGATTATTGCGAATAGCAGTATTACCAGTAGTCGCGCCAACAATCAAAGTCGTAGCAGCCCCAGCAAAATTCAATGTAGTAGCAGTTGTGTTGTATAAGTTCTGTGTTGATTGCGAACCAACAACAGTTGGATTGCTAATAGTTAGTGTGCCTGTTGTGGCACCTAGATTAAGAGCAGTAGCAGCTCCAAAAGCATTAACTGTAGTAGCAGTTGTGTTGTATAAGTTCTGCGTTGATTGCGAACCAACAACAGTTGGATTGTTAATAGTTGCTGTGCCTGTTGTGGCGCCGAGGTTAAGTGATGTAGCAGCCCCGGCAAAGTTAAGTGTAGTTGCTACTGTATTATAAACATTCTGCGT